GACCAGCTCCAAGCGAAAGTAAAAGGCGGGCGCGTGACCCGCGGTAGATACAGTAGTCAGGGCGGAATGCTCGGAAGCGGAACGCTTCTAAAAGGCGGAATGCCGAAAGGAATCACAAGATGCCAGTTTTAGCCGAAGTAAATCAAAAAGCGTTAGAAGGTTTGACAGGAACTGTTGAACTGAAGTCCCTTTATACCCAGCAGGATAACGGAATGTTCAGGCTGGATGTAGAGTCTGTCAATGGCGTTGCTCTTGAAGATGTTCTTGGCTTGAAATCTTCATTATCGAAAACCCTGGATAGGGCAAAAGGTGCGGAGAAAAAACTCAAGGAATTTGAGTCGCGATATGAAGGGATCGAGCCAGATAAGGCGAGGGATGCGATTGCCAAGCTTGAGGAGTTTGCGAACGGAAAGTTCGACGACAAGAGCAAGGCACAAATAGACGCCGCCGTTAACCAGTTCAAGGAAAAATCTGCGCAAGAAGCTGAGATTCTCAGAAAAGAAATTGAGAAGCAAAAAGCTGACGTGGACAAGTGGAAGACGGCTGCCGTGAACAAATCCAAGGCGACAGAAATTAACGCTGCAATCGCAAAGGTCGGGGCAAATCCGAATTTGAGCTACTACCTGGACACTGTGACCAAACCTGAACTGCAAGAGAACGGCGACATAAAGCTGATGATCCGCGACAAACAGGGCAACGTTAAGTTGACCAACAAAAGCGGTTCTGTTGAACCTATGACGGTCGAGGAGCATGTCGCTGAGTTAAAGGGCATCGATTCTTTTGCAGCATTTTTCCCAGGCACTGGCGCTACGGGAACTGGCGCTACAGGCGCACACACACCCGTGGTAAGAGCGGGCCAACACATTATCTCGCGTGAGAATGCGACGAACCCGCAACTGTATCGCGCCGCGAAAGAAGCGGCCGCCAAAGCAGGGACTACCCTGCAAATTGCTGAAACATAACCTGATTTAAGGAACCGTAAACATGGCAACAAATGTGTTAGGGAAATATGATCCGATATTCTACGCTCAAGAAGGCTTGATTGCTCTTGAGAAGGCGTTGGGACTGGCCGGCCGCATTCACCGGGGCTACGACGCCGAGCGGCGAACGTTCGGCAAAGGCCAGACGATCAGTATCAGAAGGCCGTCGGTATTCACGGCCGCAAGCGCCCCAGCAACCGCCGTGGCAGTCGCAACGGAGTACGTGGACATCACGCTTAACCAGTGGCAAGAAGTCAAATTTGGTCTGACCGATCAGGAATTGTCTTACACGGGCGAGAAAATCATCGAGGACCACGTCCGTCCGGCAGCCTACGCGCTCGCCGACAAAATCGACCAGGACCTGGCCAGCTTGTACAAGTACGTGCCCTGGTATTATGACCTGTCAGGCACACCGACCATCGCCGACGTGACCGGCCCGCGCAAGGTTTTGTTCAACAACAACGCGCCAGTGCAGGATGACGACTTGATGCACTACATGATGGACGGCACGCTGGCCCACTCCCTGATGGGCCTTACGGCCTTTGGTGAATGGCAGGGTGCTGGCGCCGCCGGGGTCGAGACTCAGCAGAGAGGGACGCTCGGGCGGAAGTTTGGGATGGAGTGCTTTGCGAACCAGAACACGCCGTCGCACACAGCGGGAGCGATGGCCGATCCCGCCGGAGCAGTGATTGCGGGCGGCTGGCTGAAGGGGGCTACTACAGTCACGATTGACGAACTGACCGACGCGCAGACCGTCAAGGCGGGCGATACTTTCTCGATTGCCGGGCATACGCAGCGGTACGCATTCACCGAGGACAAGGCCGTGGCGTCCAATGCGCTGACTGCCATTGGTATCTATCCGGCGTTGAAAGCGGCGGCTACTGCCGACGCTGTGGTGACGATCCGCGTCGATACGCACACCGCCAATCTCGCCTTCCATCGCAACTTTGCGGCCCTGGCGATGGCTCCGTTGTCGGAAATAGGCAACCAGCTCGGTGCGAAGATCGCAACGATTACCGATCCGGTAAGCGGGCTGTCTCTGCGTTCGAGATTGTATTACATCGGAAATTCGTCTGAGGTGAACGTCGCCCTCGACGTGCTGTACGGCTTCAAGATTCTCGACGGGGACCTGGCCTGCCGCGCCTGCGGATAGTCGGTCAGAACCGATAAGTCAAAACATGAAATGCCCGTCTGTCGTTGTGGCGGGCGGGCATTTTCTTTTAACCCATAGCTAAGGAGTTTTGATAATGGGAACCCTACCAACTGTTCGAGTCATAGGGCCGAAAGGCTTGGCGATTATCAACGAGTCAGACCTCGAGCTGTACCGCTCTAAAGGATTCAAGACCGAGGTTGAAGTTGAGGCGGAACTGAAGGCGAAAGCTGAGGCAGAATCTCAACAGGAAACTGATGGCATGGTGACTGCCGACAACCTGGACGAAATGACTATACCCGAGCTGCGCGCGATCGCGCAAGAAAATGGGATTGATCTTGGCGGCCTGACGAAGAAAGCGGACATTATCGAGACGATTCGCGCTTCGATGGGACAATCCACCGAGTAAAGGAGAAATCCATGAAGCGATTGAGCGTTTTCATTTTACTGGGCCTTCTTTGGGGCTTGTGCGTCTATCGGGTCGCGGCGGCCAATACAGTCACGTACCCGATGGAATCCGAGCGGCCGGGACGCATTACAATCGTGGCCACGCAGGACATGAACGATCTATCCATTCCTTTGCGCAACTTGACGGGCGCCTTGCAGCGAATCGTGATCAGCGGCGAGCCCTACGACGTGAATCATCACGACACCGATTTTACGGTGACTCTCAAAGATGATGCAGGGGCCACGTTGTTTACGAAGACGGATTGCAATAGCGTCGCTTTGCCGTACAACTATGCCGTCACTTTGGCGGATACCGCAGGCGATCTGCATTGCGGGGCATTGGTATCGGGTCCGCTGACGCTGGAGATTCAGGATGTAAACTTCGTGCCGGAGATACAGACTCTCTCGCCGGATGCAGCGGCAACGGCGGGGCCTTTCTGGCTCGGGTATGCCGGGCAAACGACGGTGCATATCTGCGAGGTTGTGACGCTTACCGATGTCAATGACCCCAACGGCGGAACCTTCAAGTTGACTTTCGGAGGACAGGAAACAGCGGCCCTGGCTTATGATGTCAACTCGGTAGTGCTGGATGCGGCGCTTGAGGCCCTTTCGTCCATCGGTGCCGACGAAGTGGTTTGCAGTGGCGGTCCGTTGCCCGATACGCCTATGGTCATCACCTTTGACGAAGGGCTCGGCTATCAGAACGTCGGGGCGATTACGTTGACTACCAATGCGCTGACGGCCACGACTACCGGCAAGACGGCCAGCTACCTGATTACAGTAACGACAGCCGGTGACGGATTGGTTTACAGTTCGAGTATCGCGGCAATTCAGGCGGCGCTCGAAGCCATGTCTAATGTTGATGTCAATGACATCATCGTGGGCGGCGGGCCGCTGTCAGAAGACTCGAACGATACGACGTTTACCTTCCTGATAGCGGATCTCGATGTGCCGATGATAACGATTGACTTTACCTACCTGACGGGTCCGACGGCATGTCCCGTTACGGAAACGCCAAAGGGCGGCTTTGACATTCCGCAAATCACCGTGGACATCTACTTCAGACCCTAAGAGCTGAGAGGGGCAACTATGGCCGCAACCTTTACAGTCGAGGATGGGTCGGGCCTGGCGGCGGCGAATAGCTACCTGTCCGTTACGGACGCCGACCAGTATCACTTGGAGCATAGCGCCTCAACGGACTGGAGCGGGGCGACGGAAGCCAATAAGCAGAAAGCTCTGCGGTTGGCGACGCAGTACGCTGACAGTCGGTACAACGGCCGCTGGCGCGGCTACAAGAACACATCGACGCAGGCGCTTGCCTGGCCGCGATACTCGGGCGTGGACACTGAAGGATTCGTCATCGCATCGGATGCCGTCCCTCAGCGGCTCAAGGACGCCGTGGCGGAGCTGGCCTTGCGGGTGGTCCAGGGCGACACACTCCTGGCCGATATCGCCAAGCCGGCCGCGATTAGCAGTCAGAGCATCACGGTTGGGCCGATCTCAAAGTCAGTCAGCTACGTCGGCGGTATGCCGCCAACAAAGAAGTATGCGCTCATCGAGGCGCTGATGGCGCCGCTGATTCAGAGCAGCAATACCGTCGATCGCGGGTAGGAAATCAAAGAGCATGGAGAGCTTAGCGATGAACCCTGACGATGGCTAAAGAAATCGACTTACTGGCAAACCTGATTCTGTTTTTTCTATTGGTCTCGTATGTCAACTGGCGATGGCCCAGCAAACGAAAGAAACACAAAACTACGGAAAGGAAAGTCAAATGAAAACAGCACTACTGACCCTGGCCCTTGTTATGATGCTTTGCAGCACGGCATGGGCCCAAATTGGTGTCACGTACACCGACAAAGTCGTGTGGCGGGGCTTCGAGCTGTTCGGCGAAACGGACGCGATGAGTCCTCAGCTCAACTTCAAGGCCGGCCCTGTGGATGTGGCAGCCCGTGGATGGCTGGCCGGCGATTCAGGCTACAGCGATTTGGAGCGATGGGACGGGCAGGTCAGCTATACGCAGAAGCTCGATCCTCTGGTAGTCACGATGGGCTACGGCTATTACTACTATCCGAATAGCGGCCTTGATTTTCAGGAAATCTGGGGCACGGTCGGCCTGCCTATCGGCCCGGTGACGCCGCGATACAGTCTGGTGCGCGCCGATGCGGATGGCCCCGTTGAATCGGCATGGCTGCACGTGGCGGGGGTGGATCTTAAATTGACCGAGCAGGCGCGGTGCTTCGCAGAGGCAACGTACAACGAAGGCTTCAATCCGTTCGGCGGCTCGGTGGACTCGGGCTGGTCGCATGTGCTTGCAGGCAGCTCTCTCGATGTCGCCATAGCCGAGAGACTGACTTTGACGCCGGCCGTTTATTATCAGCGCACGCTCGAAGAGGCTGTCAATCCGAAACGCGAGCAGGTATGGTTCAGCGTCGGCCTGACTTATGCGTTCTAAACAACCTCAATTCTTGAAAACTTAGGCGCGTGCTATTCAGTGCGCGCCTTAGTTTTGATGATGAAAGAAAAATCACAATGGCTATTACATGGACAATTGATGATGTCAGAGTGCTGGATGTGGCAACAAAAGCCGTATCCGTGACGGCAGCAAGGCGTGACAGTGCCATACCTGAAGAGGTCAAGAGTTACACCGTAGCCTATGCTATCGTAGGCACAGCAGCACAAAAGCTGGCTGTCCT